CTTTTATAATGTCTTGCCCTGTTGTGGCAGTAGTTGTTCCTAAAGCAATATTAATTTTAACACGAGTTGTGTCATTGTTATTTTGTGCTTCTACTTTTGTAGTATGTAAACTGATTTGATCTTCATTAACAAATCTAATAAAGTAATCTGTATTATCTGTTAATCCATTAGGTGGAGTATCAGTTGTAGAATATTTCCATTTAGTACCATTAACACTATAATCAAAACCATGATCGCTAATAACAACATTACCACTTCTATATTCACTAATAGAGTTTGTATATTCGTCTGCGTTAACAGGCTCTGTTCTAGCATAAACAGGCTTAGTAGGTTCAAATGTTGTGTTTGGTGCGTAGTATTGATCTTGGAATTTTTTATCAGTAACGATATCATTGATGTTAATTGATGTACCGTGTGTAGTATTGTATTCTGTAATTGCTTGTGGGGATGTAGCAATTTGTCCAATAGCATAAACTTGGTTACCACTTACTGGTCCACCAAATATTGGACTTGTATCAGCGTTAATATTAGCACCAGTATTTGTAATAACAATATTTGTGTCGCTGTTATTATCAATACTAATACCCGACCCTGCTGTTAGAGTCTTTTGTAATAATTCTGTACCAGTTGAGTTACCAATTAAAATACCATTTGCTGTAATACCTGTTGGAGTATCATTAAGAGCAGTAAAACTAATTGTTCCACCTTGTCCAAATACAGCATATAGCTCTGTAAAGTTTTCATTTGCTTTGCGGAAGGATTCGCGTATACTATCACCTGTACCGTCGTTACCTTCTACACCTAAATATATGTCTTGTTTTGCCATAAATTAAAATCCCACGCTTTCACCGCAACCACAACTACTTGTGCTTGACGGATTTCTAATATCAAAGTATGAACCAAATAGTTCTTTTTTATAGTCTACTGTTGACCCTAATAAGTACATTACACTCATACTGTCTATTATAAATTTTCCATTATCAAGTTCAATGACTTCGTCACCTGTTTCAGCTTCATCTTCTAAAGACCAATCGTATTTAAAGCCTGCGCAACCTCCACCTTGTAGTGCTAATTTAATAGCAGGCTTGTTGTTTTCTTCAAGCATCTTACTCATATGTTCTTTAGCCGTTTCAGTTAAAAATACTACATTTGTCATTGTTTTCTTCTTCCTATGTATTTATACACATTTTTATAATCCAAACGTAAATAAATACAACATGTTCAAAAGAATTGAAAAAGAAGTAAGATTTTACGTTCGTAAAAGTAAAACAGGTAAAACCCATCCTTACAAGCGACTACGTAGTTATGCGGTCTTTGAATGTGACGAGTGTCATATAGAGTTTAAACGTGAAAAGGGAAAAATAGATCCTAAACGTTTAGACGACTACTATGTTCATGTTTGCCCTGATTGTGACCCTAAACGCTTTGCTCAACGCAAAGGAGTTGAACAAAGGGTAAAACTTAATTTGCCAGTTGACTCTAAGTTACGAATAGACGAAATTTAGTCTTTCTTCCAAATAGTCCAAGCACCGTATGCGATTGCCGCATATGCCGCAAGTTTTGCGAATGGTCCCGCTATTAGTACTATTATTCCTACACCAATAAGTACTGCGCCATCTAGTGATGTGCGTTCTTCAATTCTTGCTTTGATCCAATTTTTCATATCTATCTTCCTCTACTGTAAAGACTATTCAATTGCTGTAAAGCACTGTCTTGTCTTGATACTTTTCTTTCTAAGACTTGGATAGCCGAACGTTGTTTGCGTAGCTGTTCTTCTAAACTTGCTACATATCGTTGTGTTGGTATTTGATTTTCGGAGCCGTCTTCGCCTATCATAACAACGTGATCAACACCTTGTCCTTTTAATCCACCTGTAACTCTATTAGGGTTTTTATCAGATGATGATTGTTTCGGGCTCAGTGGTCTTTTGCTGTACATTTTGTTTAGATAGCTCATTATTCTTCTCCATATTGTATTTATGTAGAGCGATGCTGGCCAAGTTCTTACATTTGGATTCGCACATAATATCAGCATAAGGTAAAAAGCTCAATGCCCAGTCATTAACACTGTTGTTAGGATAGTAATCACTATGCGCTCTAAGTTTTGCTTTCTTGTATCCTGTTTCAAGTAATACAGGCATGTCAGGCATTGTATTGTGTGTAAAGTCTTGAGGTAGTGCTTCGTCTCTACTGTATGAATAATGTATCACAGGACGCACACCACGCCAGCTATCTATTACGCGAGTAAATCTATCGTCAGTGGCATGTATATATTCCCCTTCACGACACCAGTGGTGGTGTATGTCAAGTACGAGTGCGCAGGTGTCAACGAGTTCAAGGCTCGCGTCGAGACCCCATTTGTTTTCATCGTTCTCGATCGTAATGGAGTTTCTCGCCTCCGGAGAAAGTCTTGTGTTAACTGCGTGTTTGATACCGGCTGGACCTTGCCTGCCTGATATATGGACGTTACATTTGAAGTCCTGGAAGGTACGCCCGTATCCCATCCAGCGTATGATGTCGGTGTGATATTCAAATTCTTCTACGCTCCTATCTACTATTTCGGGGTTGTCGCTTGCAAGTACAGTAAATTGACCTGGGTGCATCGATAGCCGGACATCAAGGGCTCTTGCCGTGGCGCCGACCTTTGCGAACTCTCTTTCCGCATATTGTACCACGTCAGGACGCTTCCAATAATAACTCCACTCGTGCTGGGTATAAACAGGAAGTACATCAGAACCGAGTCGTACCATCCTAAGTTCAAGTGGAAGAGATCCCACATATTCAATCAACCTTTTGTATGACGCAATGTTATGGACCATAATATCCCATAAGCGTTCTTCAGCAACATCACGTGTCTGTCTGTTAAGCCACTGTACTGTTGTGCTACGAGTATTTAGTGGACGTTGAATTTCTTCAAGCCGTTTTTTCTTCTGCGTTTGATCTGCTGTCATGTATTTACAAGCAAAACCTATTCGCTGTTGCTGTGACTTCACATAATCTCCTGCTGTTGTAAATTTAAGATCCATATTCTTTTAATAGTTTCCATGTGTGTTTATAATCCCTTACATTATAACAGATTCCTAGGTCGTTGTCAAGCATTATTTTCTTCAAAGGATAATCATTGCCTGCTGGATCCATTCGATCACCAAAGAAATGTAATGTGTCATTAGGATCAAAATCTCTTATAATTTGGCTTTTATCGCTACCTCTTGGAAATATATCTATTCCTGTTTCTCCGCCTACTACTGCTTGTATTGTTGGAAACAACATTTGAAACTCTTTGGCTATTCTAATACGTTCTTTGGTTTTATTATCAAACTTAACATACAGTTTGCGTTCTCCCATTGTAGCATTACGACCTACAACACTAAAGTTTACCATACCTGGTCGTTCTTCAATGTGTAATCCTGTACGTAATGGAAACTCACTTACCCGACATTCATCTTTAAGCCATTTTCTTGCTTCATCAGGAATTCTCCAGTTGTTTGTATATACGTTATTATTACCTTCGTACACATCACTGCCACTACAGTTGTAAACACGTTTCGCAAGGCTGTATACCTCTTCGCTTACTTGTTCTACTGTTTTATCTCTATCACTACCAGTAACTAAGTAAACATCATTTTCAGCACAAAAGGTTGAAAAGAACACAGCGAATTCATCATCAATCTGCTGTCTACTTGGAGTTAGTGTTCCGTCTACGTCAAATATAAATTTATCTACCATAAGTCTAATGTTCTACCATTGCCTGCTATAATTAAGATACAAGTTACAATATGTAATACAATCCAAAATGTTCTAAACCATAATGCTTTATAAACATCATTTTGCTTAATAGGTAGAAACTCTGGCTTGTCGTCATCGTCTAGTCCGACAGGCATGCCAACAGTTCTACTCCATACTTTTAAAAATCTTCTTTGTCCACTCATTTCCAATTATCCTTTACCCACTCGTCTTCACATTGATGTGGATGAGGTTCGCCATGAAACACTGCTATACAACATCCTTTTATAAGTTTTGGTTTAGCTTTTACTGTAAAGTTTCTATGGTTGCCTATTTTAGCAAGGTCGCGTCTGTCACGCATTTCCCATTTATAACTTTGTATCCAACTGTCTGGAAAAAATGTCCAAGTACCTTTCTCAGGTTTGATTTGTGCGTATATCCAATCTTGGTCTCCATGGAACCTACGCATATGAGCTCC